AATTAAAATTCCTGTTCGTTTTTTCATAATGCTTGTTTAAATTATTTTTTTAACTTTTTATATAGTTCGTGCAATGTGCTTGTATATTCATTTACACTCATTGCCGTAATACCTTTTTTCCAAGCTTCTTGTAGATCTAAAATTTCTTTTTTAATTGCGTCTTTCATAATTATTTGTTTAAATATTTCTGCTAAATTAATATAAATAATTAATATAACAACTATCTAAACGAAATATTTTAAAAAAAGTTTCATATAAATAAAAAAACCCCTACCGTTGTAGAGGTCTTTTAATCGTAAATTAAACAAAGCATCGTATGAAATGCGTACAAATATAAAAAATTATTTTCCTACTTTGAAACGCCTTAAAACAAATTTTACTATTCTTTTAGCAATTGCTTTCCAAAGAACCCCCTTCGCCTCAACTTTCACCTCAACGCCCTCGGGGGTCTTTTCCACGTGAATATCTATATTCTTTGAATCTAAATTAAATTCTTTGTTTATTTCGTCACGTACTATTTTAATATCTACGTTCTTTGTGTCAATATCTACTTTTAAGCTCGTTCCGTCTTTTTCTAAATTCACGTCTAAATTATCCGTGTCAATTGTAATTTTTTTCTTTGCCATTTTTAAAATTCGTTTATTAAACAAGTTGAAATACTTGGGTAATCTTTTGCAAGTTTTACCATTCTTTCGTAATCTGTATTATTATTTAATACTAAACACCCTTCAGACCAACCACCAATTTGAGTAGCTACCTGTTGACTGCCTTTATTGTAAGTTGCACCGTGAATATTCATGAAAATATTATCCGTTTTTATTTCAGTAGTGGGATTCGTTTTAAGGTCGTTTGTAAAGTCTCTACGATATGGAACACCTTTTATTTGTCTAAGTGCCTCCATTTTGCCTCTGTGAAGTCCGTAAGCGTGTGAGTCATAATTCCAACGATCAAACTCCATTACAGCCGTTCCCTTGTTTCCTTTGTTTGTTGTGCATGAAGTAACAAACTGAAAGGCTTCGCTTTTAAAGATATACACTTTATCGTCAAAAACATTATTAGCATCTTCGTTTGAACGTACAAATAAAAGCCATATACCAGCTGGAATACTTTTAAACGTAGGTAAACTCTTTGCCTTGTCTAAAAGTTGTTTATCCGTGTAATTCTTTACGTTTGTCATAAATTATTTTTTCGCTAATTTACGGTTTTTATTTTCAAGTACGGCAACCGTATCACTTTTTACACTTGGTAAAGTCGGTTGTTTTTCTTCAATAGGTTTTCTATTGTAATATTCGTTTTTATCTAAACAGTTGTATAAACGGTCTTTTACGTCTTGTACTTCAAAATGCGTGTACGCAAGCCATAACGCTAAAACTCCAATAGCGCCTTGTTTTTTTATCACTTCAATAAATTGTGTTATAGGTATCATTTTCATAATTAATTTTCAAAAGGTGGTGGTGTAGGTTTTGGTTCAAATGGACTCAATGGTATATCTAATAAATAAGCGTATTGAGTTGGAGCTATATCTAACTCATCTGATTCACTTAAAAATAAAAAATATACATCATTAATATCTTGAACAAAATTAAAGAATGTATCTGCGTCAAAGAATACTCCTTGTAGTTCTTCTGCTGTTTGGTTTGTTACTATTCGTCCTTCCATTATACTTGTCTTCCTAAAGTTGTTTGATATGCTTGAACTGCTGTGTAAAAGTTAGCCGCATCTGTATCTGTTAAGCCGTCACCTATTGAAGCGAAGGCTGTTTCAAATAAACTATAATTTGTATTGTTTCTTGAACTTCCAATATATATGCTACTAACATTTAAAGCCGTAGATGCTGTTGTTAATGAAAAAATTGTAGCGTTGTTTTTGTAATATTTTTTTGAGTTAGATGCTGTTCTTGAAGTTATATGAAAACCTCTTGAATCTGTACTTGCTCCCGCTTGAGAAGTGTTGTCATTTGTTCTTACTGAATAACCACCAGACCATCGTGGCCAAATATACAACCCATTATTATATGTAGTAGCATCTTCAGCGGATAAAATTGGTGCGGTAACACTTAAGTTATTCCTAACATACCCTGATATATGAGTTGAATTTAAAGACAAAACAGAATTTGGTATTAAAAAAGTATTCGCAAATGTAAATAAAGGTGTCATTCCAGTAGCTGAATGTGTCCACCCAGTTGCAAAATTCAACCTAAATGCCACGTCCAAATCTCTTGGGTCTTTAAGATTGAATTTGTGCTGTGATGCTGTGCCTCCTACAATAGGATAAATTGCTTTGAACTTAGTCCATATTGAATAACCTTTCAAATCAACTACCAAAGTATTGATTGCTGCTTGTTGTGTTGGGTTTGTTATTGCAGCCGCTGTAATGAATGCTTGTGCGTCTGGGTCAACCGCTGGAGTTCCTATAATATCAGTTGCACCAGCTTCAGAAACGGAATAAACCGAACCCCAGCCTATGGCATTATCAGCACCTTTTCCCCATCCTATATTATTATTTGAAGCACCGTCGCCCCATCCATTTGCATTTGCCATTTTTCTAAGTTGTTATATCTCCAAATAAAACCCATTCATCAGTACCTACCTTTATTAACGTTGCAACCGAATATTGTCCCGTTGTTTTAGTTTTACCGCCTGTTGAATGTAATGTAACTCCAGCAGTTCCAGCAATAGTTGTTTGTCCCGCACCATGTTGAAATATAATCATTTCCGTACCTATCGGAAACGCATGGCTTGAATTTAATGGAATACGTAAATCATTAGCCGTACCTCGGTCTGTTTTTATAATTTTATTAGCATCCGATAAAACCAAGTTGTTTAACACAGCCGAATAAGTAACCATTGTTTTATTGAATACTTGAGCGCCCGTTACGTACTTACTTGAAAACGTACCACCTCCATCGTCTTGTGCAATTGCAAAACGATCGGTAGCAACTATATTACTTCCCTTTGCCGTTAATTGACTTATCTTTACGTTTGCCATTTTGCTTACTTAAATAGGTTAATAATTTCTTTATGTTTTCGTCTTTTGGTTTGTAGTTCTTCATAAATACCAGCCAGTGTAATTGTTATTTGTATCGGGGTACATATCCCCGTTTGAATTACTATTATATTCAGGAAATAAATCGTTATTAAATGCTATATAATCAATAAATCTTTCAGTGTAATGCTGCGCTATTGAACGTTCTTTTTCTATTAAGAAATCAATTTCTACCTTTTCAACGTTAGTAGCATTTTCCGAATTGTGTTTATACACCCCTTTATTCGCTATTGTATAAGCCGCAAAGGGTAAATATTCAACCATTGCCCAATGTATAAGCATTTGTTTTACATAGTTAACTAAAAGATTATTGTAATCAGTTGGTATTGTGTAAATTGAACTTATTGTAACCGCTCCATTTGTGCCGCCCGTTACCGTTGCCGTACTTCCTACCGTGTAACCCGTGCCGGCCGTGTTAATTGTGGCCGCAGTAATTAAACCACCAGCCGCAGTAATATTTAATTTTAAACCCGTTCCCGTTGCGCTTGTTGTATTTATAGCCGTTCCCGTTGTATATCCAGTTCCTTGGTTGCTTATTGTAATTGCAGTTGGTATTCCTGAAGCCGCTAAAATAATTTCAGACTTTAATTTTTCAAGTAAATCAGTACCCAAGTAATTTTGTATGTGAATGTCTTGTGCTATTTTGACGTACTGAATAAAATTGTCCGTGTCTACGTTGCCATTCATTGCAGTGAATTTAACAACGTCGTTTCTTGTTATTAATAATGCTTCTGCCATTTTATATTACGTCTGAAGGTAAATTTTTATTTCGCGGGCTAAACCCTTTTAAAGGCAAATTATTAGGGTATATTGAAACTTCGTAAGGGTTCGTTACTTTATATCCTTTAATTTCTGCTGCTCTTGTTCCTATTTCAGAATAACCTTTTTCAATAGCGTTTAAATCTAACATAAAAGTTACCCTTGAAAATTTGTGGTGACATCGTGCGCCGCCTTTAAAACGAAATATATCGTACGTATTTGCACCGCCTTCGCCAAAACCAGGATTAACCGCCCTTCTACTCATTGCATCAATATCTTCTTTTCTAAATAACCTATTTTCTTTTGACATCATTGCTTTACAAAAGTCACGGTCGGGTGCTTTATTTCCCGTGTATTTATAACGAACTTTAAAGTATTTTAAATCTCCTACTTTTTTATCTTGTGCGCTCTTTTTATCGGGTTGAGGGTTGCCAGTTTGAACAAGGTTAATTAAGCGGCTTAAAAGCGTTGTTTTAGGCTCTAAATCTAATTCAGCTTTAATTAATTGCGAATCTAATTCTTCGTCATTTTCTGAAGCTTCTCGTTCGTCTACCATTACCCAGCCTTCGCCTAATTGGTTGGCATCAACTTCGTTTAATATTTCTTCTAATTCCGTGTTTACTTTGCTTAATTCCGTTCCTGTTTCTTCAGCAACTTGTTCTTCGTTTTGTGCGTTTTCTAAATCAACAAACTCTAAAGGTTGTAATGTTTTAAAGAATAATTTTAAAGAAACACCGTTAAAGGCTAAAATTTTATCAAAGGCATCTATTATTTGGTCTTGAATAGGTTTAATAACCATATTGTCAAACAAAATAGAAGCGTTTTTTAATTCATCGGCGTTTGAACTAAAACCATTAGCAGAACCTAAACCAAAAAGAAGTGGCGAAGTAACGTTATGCGCTAACATAATTTTCTTTACGCATTCCTCACTTAATGAATTATACAAATCTGGAGCATCGTTAACAGGCATTGTGTCAACCGTTGTTTTGCTTTCTTGGTTATTATTAAATCCTATAATAACCTTTTCGCCACGCGGCCCAGTTAATTGGCTTTTTACTTTTCCCGTAATAATTTGTTGTTGTTCTTCAGTTGGAACGCCGTTATTAAAGTTAATTACAACCCGTCCAGCGAAGCCTTTTTGAACTTCGTTAATTAGGTAATCAGCAATTTCTTCTTCTAACTTTGCATAAGGTAAACCACCTTGGTAATCAGGTAAAGCGTAGTATTTCATTCCTACCGCATACGGCTTAGAATAAAGTATCTCTATTTGTTCATTTGAATATCCGAAAGCTGGTATTCTTTTAGGAGCGTATTTCTTAACGTCTAACCAATTATCTGAATAATAATAACCTTCTATTTCTCCGTCTTTATTGCACTTTTCCGCGCGTAATAAATTCACGGGTATATGATATGCTTTTAAAATTCTTTTGTGGTCTTGTGAATAGTGTATTTGCATTGCAAACTGTCCGAACATTTTCCTATCCAGTACAATTTTACGA